AAGGACTTTACGTCCAAACACATGAAGACCACGAACGATGTCGGAGAAGGTTTCAGTTGACCGAACTACTTCGGTTTTTGCAATGTGAGATGCAGTTGCAACGGCTGACATGTGACCAGCCAAAACAATTGCTTCACCTGCACCAGCAGTAACACCACTGATGCTAACTGCGTCAGTTCCGCCAGTAGTCAAGGCAGTTGACTTGTAGCAACGGAAGCCAGCAATGTTGCCCTGCATAACAAGACCGTTACGCAGAGGTGAAGTGCCGTCGCCAGTTACCTGTACTTCTGCAAACTTTGCACCGGCTGCGAACAGCTTGGCATAGAAAGCAGGAGGAGCCACAAACCAACGATTCTCTTCAGGAACAGACTGCTCGTCGAGTTCCTTTGCCATTTCCAGCATCAGGTTAACAGCGTTATCCTGAGATGTGTGGATGGCAATTGGAGTACCGGCAGTACCCAGAGCAGTGTTGGTGTTCAACAGACCGCCAGCAAGTGATGCGTCGTCAGCACCGGCAAGGCCAGCACCGTTAGCAATTGCTTGCAGGACATTGAAGTCGTACTTGCGCTTCAAAGAGTATGCACCTGATGAGGTAGCAAGGGCTTCGAAGTTAACATGAGACTGACGCTCTTCAATGTCGTCAATCTTGAACGCAAATGCGTTTGCTTGGTCGACAACCATTGTTGTTTGGTCGTCGGCAAGGTCTTGTGGAGAAACCACTGAGCCACGTGAGTATGCACTGACTGTGATTGTTGGTTCCTTGATGATACGTACTGTATCGCCAAAGTTCTCAATTTCCCCCGCGTAATCGGTATTTGTAATGTCTTCAGCAACCGAAGCGCGACGGAAAAACTTGAGGACTTTTTGGCTAAAGATTTCCGGTGTAAAGTTACCGGAAGGCAGGTTATTGTAACCTGATGCCGAATTAAAAGCCATTTGCTTTTCCTTCCATTTTGAGGTTTATTTTAAGAGTTGAAGTCGATTCGCCCTTCAGACCGTGCCGCGTCCAATTCGCTTTCTAGCTTTTCGAACTCGTGCGGTTTCATTCGGGCGATTTGCGAAGCTTTCCAAATCTTTTTATCTCCAGTAGCTTCAGACGAAATATCTTTTGCTTTAGGTGATCGAATTACGGCTGCTGCCGCTTCATTCGATTTGGTCCGTTTCTTTGTTGAGATACCTTGATCTGCTTTGTACAAATCTAGGACTCGCGAGGCCCAACGAGCATCAGTATTATTTTTGTAAATACCGTCGGAAATATTTTCCGGCTGTTCGTCTAACCAAGCTAAGAACGCTTCATCCGCTTTGATTTCGTTAAAATCTGGATGATTGTTCGTTAGTTCACGGTATGCGCTTTGAACCTTGAGTTCCTTTTCACGTTCTCGAATAACTTCAATTTCTTGTTCCAAACCTGAAGCCCGTTCTTGTGCCTTCAAAGTTGCAATTGTTTCTACAACATCGAACACGTCTGGGTATTCTTGCTTGAACCTTTCGAGTTCTTCTGGTGATTTTGGCAGAGTAATGTTTTGGCTTGCGGCTGCAGACTGCATAGCCTGTTCCATCTCTTTTTCACGCTGCTTGAAGGCTTGTACCTTTTCGTCGTAGTGACGTTTGAGATCGTCGTAACGTTTTTTGTAGTCATGGTCTCTTTCTTCGGACCCTTGTACAAAGGATGTTGCTTCTTTCTCTTCTGGTTCTTCTTGCTGCGCTTCTACTTCAACGTTGTCATCATCGTCTTCGTATACCTCATCCCGGTATTTTCCACGATATAGACCTTCGTCGTTGACTGTTCCAAAGGAATCATTGGGTTTGTTTGCGCGGTGTCCGCGTACTTTTTGTTTTGCCATTGTTTTACCTCATGTTGCGGGGCCACATGGCTGTGGGTAGCCGCTCCGGTTGTGTCAGGGCCGCGTTAAGTGCGGGTAGCTGACGGATTCTTCTTACGGAAATTCTGGTGCTGCGAACGTGCGGTAAAACTCATGTCCGCCCAGTTCCGTAGAAAACTCTAATTTTTTTGATTCACGCATCCACTGGCTAGGAGCGTCTTTACGTGTATAAAATAATGTATTCGCTGGAAGTCGCTGTACGCCTTCCGTTTCAGGATCAAGGACATTTTGTGCCGCTGCTGCAGCTTTTGCAAGACCCTTATCTGCAAGACCCTTTTTTACCTCAACTGCTCTATCGTAAAAAGTGGTTGGCTCTAAACCTGAAAACTGAAACGACTTGTTTTTTGCAATTTGTTTTAATAGAACATCGTCTAGAGTTTTTAGATTTTTAAAATCATAGTAGTCAGAATTCATACGATTTTTAACTACTTCCCCGATTGCTTCCATGCTTTCGATAGGATCGGTCGTAGACTGGGTTTCAGTCAAGAACAACACAGTTAACTTGTCTTCTGGGGATAAGCTTCTAATGAACTGTTTGATCTGTCCGCGTTGTGGCTTACGGCTTGCAAATTTGGATAGCTTTGCCTTCAGTTCGTCAGATACAGGAAGGTACTCTTCCATGTCGATGTCTTCACCTACGTCACCAAGTTCCATACCTTGATCAGCCAAGAAGCCGCCGCCCTGTGCTGCGCCAATCTTTTCGCCGTACTTGGCTTGACGACGTTTGACTTCGGGCTTGCCTTCGTCGTTAATCTTGTCTAAGAAATTTTTGCCGTACTTCTTTTCGATGGTTGCTACGACTTCTGGTTCGATTAGGCGTTCACCGTCGGACAGCGCAACGTCTACCATGCTTGTCTTGCCGCCCTTTTTCATCTTGGTTCGTTTGGTTGCTTCGCCTACAACCTTATCCAGCATCTTTTTGTTTTTTTCATTTGCTGGTTGATTGACTACAAACGAACCGGCTTTGACTGAGGTGTAGCGGTTGTCAGCGATAGACATGTCGTCAGGTACTGTAGACGGATCTTTGTTGACGAAACCTTCGGTAATAGCTGTGCCGCCGTTTTGCATACCAATGCGTCCGCCAGTTGCCCAATCTGTTCCGCCGCCCGGATCAGCACTGTCTGGACCGCTTTCAGGCTCATCGCCGCTTATATCTGATGCCACCTCCGGTGTCACATCTAATTCGTCATCAAAAAATGCGGTGTCTTGAGGGGGATTAGTATCGTCGTACGGATCGTAACCAAAGCTTGGATCAAAACCCAAGTCGCTACTCTTAAAGCCTTCCTTAGTAACAGGCAAGTCTTCCTTTGTCATTATGGGAGTTTTCATCATCCCCGGTTTACCAAAAGGATTTGCAGTGTAGCCAAATACCATTCCCGTAGTATTAGCGAGGGCATCTGGACCAGCAGGAGAACCATATACTGCCTGATTGACTGCCGCAGTTATATCTCCGATTGTAGCGGGGGTAGGCGGTCCTATTCCGCTAATAGCTGGTCTTCCGGGGACAGATTGTACGTTTTGAAGCGCATCTATAATTGCAGCTTCATACGCTGATTGGCTTATTCCGGGGGGAGCGTCAGGTATGGTACCAGACAAAACCCCAGCATCCGTAGGACTCATACCAAAAGCTGTAGATATTGCGTTAGGAGAAACGCCAAGAATTCTACCGTCTAGCGTGGCTACTCCGTACCCTTTTTTTCCAGCTTTCTGGCTCTCAAAAATATTTTCAAGGTTTTCTTGACTAATTGCAGCACCTAGCGACACGAGAGCCGACATGTGCATTGGCATCATTGCTGCAAGCACATCAGGTATTCCGGTTGCTCTCATCGTACCGGTCAGTTGGTTAATTTCCGTAGGAAATCCAAAAAAGGACTCTACCTGTTCTGCTGCGTAATCGTTAATAGTTCCTAAAAAACTATCAGATTCAAAGTTTATACCACCGTCTGTTGTATCAGGACCGCCACCCGGCTCATCTCCGCCAGCACCCTCTATTGAAATAGTTGTACCAACATTGCCTGTTGCCGAAGCCCTACCAGTGCCTATACCGTAAATGGGATAGGGAGCGTATGCTTGTGGCGTAGGTCTACCTGCGTACGATATATTTGTACTGTATGTAGGTTCACGATAGTTTTGCAACCCCAATACATTATAATACGCAACCATCTAGATATCCCTTGCTTTTACAGCAGCATCATAGTCTTTTTTTAAGCCTTTAAGCATTTCCAGTGAAGTTATCTTCCCCTGCAGACGGAACACTTCCAGTTCCGATCTGGCCCCCACCAACGCCTGAAGCGTCATCTGGATTTGCTCCTGCAGGTACGTCTCCAGACTGTTCCATGCTTCCTTGTTGGTTACTAGGCTGCTGACCTTCCGGGCCTGTTCCTTGTTGAGCATTTTGTGCCAATCCTTTCAACATCTCTGAAAAAATCTGTGCTTCGTTTACATCGTTTACCAAGCTATCTGGATCGATATCTTGTGCGATAGCAAGTTCACGCATCAGATTTGGTATCTTAATAAACGGTGCCAGCATAGGATTAGACACAGTTTGCAACAGGGTTGTAAGTCTTTGGCTGCGGACTTCTTTCTGCATAACTGCAGCTACGCCACGAGGTTTGATCTCTAGGTCACCTTCGATATCGGGAGCGTCCTCATTGAACTGCATGTTCCACTGGAAATACGCCTCACCCAACGGTTTCAGCAGAGCATCATCTATGTTCTTAATTACAGTCTTGAGCGACAGACTTGCACCACCAAGAAGCATGGATAGTCCAGATGCTGTTCGGCCCGTTCCAGCTACGCCTGTTTGACCGTGCATGATCGATGGAAGGCCCGTCTCTTCGTCTGCAAGTTGACGACTGATCTGATACATCTGAATGTTTTCAGGTGCGGTGTTAGGAAACTTTAGTCCGTTAACTGCTGTTCCTGTTACTCCAGACTGACGGCGGAATATCTTTCCGGGGAAGATATCCATATTCTGTCCGGGAACCAAGCTTGCTTCGTCTACATCGAACACCAAGTTACCGGCAAGAGCGAGGTTGTCGATTGCCATCCGAACGTGACCGTTCATCAGCATCTGAGCATCTTCCATGTTCTCTGCTACGCCAACACCCCACATCTGATAGGGGTTGATTTCGTACGGAAATACTTGGTATGGAATACGAGCAGGTGTAAACGGATTTAAAACGCAACGAAGAATTTCTTCTCCGCAAACCCACACGTTAACTTGTACTTGATCCATTGGTCCCATGCTACTAGGAACATCCATGCCAACTTCGTTAGCAAACTTAGCATCCAAAACGCCCCAGTATTCAAGAACCTCAAAACGATTTTCTTGATAGTAAGCTTCTGTCTCGTCTTCCCGAATAGTATCTTCGTAGTACTTGTCGGTGTAGTTCGATCCTTTAGCAATTGCATCTTCAATTGCATCCGCGTAAAAATAAGGATGATTAATCAAAGCACGTAGCTGTTGACGATTCATTCTGTGGCGTTGAATCACGTATTCACAGTCTTCGATGTTAGTTGCAGATGGATCAGGATGAAAGTCCCAGACTGAAACGTGCTCTATGCGAGGAACAGTTTTTTCGTAAGGATTGTATGTACGATCACCTTGATCATTTCTTTCCCAACGATTGATACGCTTGTAAAAGTTAAACGGCCCTTTTACTATGCCTGTTCCTAAAAGTGCAGCTTCAAAGACTGCACTACGAAATACGTTTACTGCGCTAGTATCGAGAAGCTGATCGTGAATTTGCTTTTCCATATTTAAAGCAGCTTTTTGCGCCGGAGAAATTTGAGGTTCACCTGCAAGAGATGGACCTTCCGCTATAGGAGCACCGGCATATCTATTTTTTAACCCGCCAAGAAAATCTCCATTGGGAGTGGCTTCTGTTGCACCGGGTTTTAATTCTCTACCATCCCCTTCATAACCGTAAGGGTCGATAATCTCATCTAGAGGTGTCTTTAAATGAGCAAACTCCGCGATTCCTTCAGGGACGGGAGTTGGTTCGATAACTAACGGAAACTTTTTATTCGCAAACAAAATATCAATGATCTGCCCATAAGCAGCCAAGACTTTTGTTTTGGTAATCTTGATAAATACCTTCGAACGTTCAGTTTCACGATACTTAGTTGTAGAGTCGTAAATACCACGAAAGTTTTTAAATGCTTTTAGCCAGCGTTGCTCGTAAGCATACCGACCGTTTTCAGAATCTTCAAACTTACGACGAACGTAACCGGCAAGACCCGGCATGTTTTCATCAGGATCAACGACTACAACCTGATCATCGTCAGGGGGTTGTAGAAAATTATCAGACATTAGGTGTCCTTAATAGTCGCGTTCTTCAGCCATTTTCATTACTGAAGGATCGACTGCTTTCTTTGTCATTTTCTTAGGCATGTCTTCGGTAAGTACACCTTGTTTTGCTTTGGTGTCGAACTCAAGACCTTCCCGATACAGTTTGTTGCAGCCCATCATGTCGTCAACGCTAGTTTTGTCGCTTGCCATGATATAAGCTGGACCCATGTTCATGTTCATTGGTTAGTCTCCCAGATTATGGTGTGTAGGAAATGAAGCCGGTTGCATCTTCACCAGAACGAGCGGCCCCTCTCGCTTGGCGTAATCTTTCTGGATTAGAAAGAAAAGAAGTAGGTACGTTTTGTACGGCATCTGGTACACGTACCGGTTGTGTCATCTGTGGCTGTGCTGCCGGAACTACGGTGTCTACGCTAGGAGCGGCAGGTTCACTGCGTCGAAAGAGTTCCGGTTGATCTGCCATCATCCGTTCAATAGGACGGGCTGAACCGGGATCTGCAACAGGAGATGCCATAGACTGTCCCGCTGCGATAACATCGCTAGGAGCAACCGGAAGAAACTCTGTAGCACCTGCTGCAGTTCCAATTGGACCCGCTACCGAACTAGGAAGCCCTAGTGCTTCTGCTTGCTGAGTGACTGCGCTACGAGTTTGTTCTGCAGCGATAGCAGCCATACCGACACCCAGCGGTCCTGCAAAGACTTTGAGTGGCTTTGCCATCTTGAGAGCCTTCTGTAAGAAGGATTCTCCTGATGCGACTTGCGCTACCTTCTTCGATCCGGCTTTGGCTTCTGCAAGTTTGCGTTCTGCTTCGGCAATCTCCGGGGCACGTGCTGCCCGTTGCATCATCTTTTCTTCGGCTGCTGCAGCTTTCTCTTGTGCGGAGAGTTCTGCTGTAGCTGTTGCCTCTGCAGTCTTTGCTGCACGAAACGCTTCGCCCTGTGCAATTTGTTCTGGAGTTGCCTGTGTAGGCTGAACCGGTGCTTGCGACGGAGTTGCCATCGCGTCTACTTCAGGGTATTGTGCGTTGAACTCTGGAGATAAGTCTAAGCGAAGGGCCTCGCCTAATCCTTTTGCATCTGTGGCACCAACGGCATCTGCCATCATCTTTTCGTAAGCTACTAAGATTTCACCACGTTGCTGTAAGCCACTGATATCTTCTACATCAGTATAGTATCCAGTCATAACTTTGTCAAGTAAACTTTCACCAGAGCCTTTGTGGCTGATGATTTCACTTGCAAGATCAGGGCGACCAAGTTGGTTAGCAATGGCAGAAGCAGTGATACGACGGAGATCGGTGTAACCAGACGGCCTAGTCAGGAGTCGGTCTTGTACGTTTTGTGGAATTTTTGGAAAGACGTGTTTTTTGAGGGCTGCGCTGATCTTTCCCGTACTCATATCTGGAAAGAGTTCACCTGTAGGGCCAGCAGCATCGTAACGACGATTTAAGATTTCACGGAGAACGGGACCTGCAGGCTTGTCAGGACCTTTTGCCTTGCGACCACCGCCTGTAGCTACTTCGGGGTCACGAGCAACGCCAGCTTCTCTATCGTAGAATGGACGAACTGGTTTGGACCGTGTGGCAAGCGCACGGGTTGTACGCATGTTAGATAGGTCTTCTCCACGATAACCCAACAAAGATGCCATTACTGCATCGCGTGTAATAGGGTCAGGAATGTCACCAATGCCCTGTAAGACCGATTGAAGCACTTCAGCAGGTATAGCACCCTTCGCAAGCTTACGGGTGCCCTTAGAGGCTCCTGTGCGCGATAGCTTCAATTCTAATACGTTATCGGATGCAGTCTTGAACGGGCGGACGATATTTTTACGAACATCTTCACTGATACCACTTCCGGGCACTTTAGATTGTGCTTCAAAATCAGAAAAGGACGAACCCAAGTCGATTCCGCCCTTCTCCAGTTTTGTAATGTTGTTGCTTATGCCGGTTGTGTTACGAGCCGGACCTACGACTTCACGTGAAAATGTCTTTTCGAACTTGCTGTAGAAATCTTTTGTTTCATCTAGTTCAGCAAGAATAGGCTCGTCAGGTACGCCGTCGTTGTACATCTTTGCAATGAACGCATCACCAACAGTTTGATTACCGGAATCAATTCGTGCGCGTACTTCTTCTAGGGACGGAATGTCGCCGTCAGGAAACAAAGCCCGTTGCATATTGAGAAACGAATCGACAACGGTTTTTTCTTGTTTGGTTAGTTCAGCCATAGGTTAGTATCCAAATACTTCGTCTTGAACCTTATAGACGTGGTTCTTGATTGCGCCTAACTGTGTGTGAATAGATGCGTAGCCGCTCATGCGGGTCATTACCATGTAACGAAGGGCATCGTATGCGTGATCTTCTGCCTTCGTATCTACGTCTTCGCTGTTGGTTTTTGAAAGAGGGATACCAGCAAGCTGCTTGATAATGTGCTGGCAGTTGGAGAATATTCTGAGGCGGGGTTCTTCTGTGTACGGATCGTCACCCAAGCGGCGGTGAACTTCCATCTTTCCTTGAATGCGGTTGCGATCTGAAGGAGTCCAGCGAACACCTTGCCTCATCATAACTTCCGCAATAGACGGCCCAAAGCCTGTCTTATTCCAGCAGGAAGAATCGAGTACGGTGTAGTGAGGTAACGGATCAAGCTGCTCTGCTTCTAATATTTTATCGGCTAATTGCTCTGCTGTCAAGTGTTTTGCATACAACTCACGATAAACCCAGATATTGTTATCCCAGTCAATAGCCCCCCAAAGAACGCACGACGGGCTGGCGTAGCCGTAGTCCGCTGCTCGAATGCGAGGCCAATTGGTAGGTAAATCGAAAGGTTCGACAACGTGTCTACTCCGTGAGAATTCAGGGAAGGCCGCTCCCTCTGCCACATCCCAATCCCCTTCGAGAAGCCTCTTCCGCTCGACTTCTGGGAGCGATCTCAACATGGCTTCGTATTGACCGTCTGCCATGAGGTGGGGATTATCTGTCAACCGTGCCGGTACAAACTTGCGGTAGAACAACGGCTGACCTGCCTTTTCGTGCCCTTGAGGCCACACAAACGGCTTCATCGTATCTATGTCGTATGCAGGAAAGGCTTCGTTCTCTGTACGAGAATCGATGTACATCTTTTTTACCCACCAGCCACCGACACCGCCGGGGTTGGCTGTACAACGCATATATAGATTCTTTTGTAATTCGGGATCGGTAGAGCGTAAGCGGGAACGTAGGTAGTCCCACACGTACGGCGTAGGGTATTGAGTTATTTCGTCGATGCCTATCCAGTTGAACGCCTGTCCTTGAAAACGGGTAACGTCCTTGTCTCTGTCGAGATAGGTAAACCAGATGGTTGCACCCGATGGGAACACCCACGTGGATTTTGATTCGCGAAACTTGGCTCCGGGAAACGCCTTCGTGTAGAGTTGGCGTGATTTATCTATGAGTTCTGTTAGTTCGTCGAGTGTGCGCCGGAGAAGAAGACCTCGATGATTGGGATTGTGACAATAGCGTAAGGGATCAGCAAGTAGAGCAAACGACTTGCCACCACCAGCGGCTCCGCCGTAAAGAACGTCTTGTTCGCTTGCCGAAAGAAACTCCTCTTGAGGGCCTTCGTTCGGCTGAAAGACAACTTCAGAATCTCCGACGAGTTCTGAAACGGGTCCGGGTAGAACGGCGAGATCTCCCATGTCGACAACTGCGCTTCCCTTTCCAGAGATTGCCTTTTCGACTTTTCCAATTGTCTTCTCCAGTTCACGGGCGTAACTTCTCTGGTCTTCAGCTTTCTTTGTTGACTGCGCTGCTTTCTTCTTTGCAGTTCGTAATCTTTTCTGTGCAGCACGACGAGCACGTTCAGCAGTGGATAGCTGGTACGTTGCTTTGGGTGCGTTGGGATCCTTCGGGGGTCGACCCGCTTTCTTTTTAGGGGTGATGTCTTCCGACATTAGTTTTTTTCTGCACTTCCTTGTGCGGAGCGTCCACGACAGGCTTTGCCACCGCCAGCCAGTTTCTTTCTGCCGTACACGTTTTTACTAATTTCGTTCTGCCACCTATCCAACTGCTTGTCTGTCAGGTTGCTTATGTTTTCCATTGCAATGATGCGGATTTCTTTGTCTGTACGACCGTCGGTACGAATTTCTTTGTCGTTAGCCATCGATCACGACCTCTTTTTTGGGGGGTAACAGGACTACGCCGTGAACGGCGGTTACGTTGTGGTTGATTTGTTCTTGTTTAGCTACACCGACGCGGTTGAGGAGCGATTCGGCAGCTTTGAGACGAAGATCGTCTCCACGTTCTGGGGCGGGGTTGTCTATCGTTGAAATTACACGGTTAGCAGCCTTTAATGCGTTGGTTGCAAGGACCTGCTTGGTGCGTTCTATGATTTCATCGGATAAGGTAGACTTGAGCCACGCTGCTGAACCACGTGAGTAGCCTGCATCGAGGGCTGCAGCGGTGACCTGACCACCGTTTTCAAATAGCAACTCGAGGAATTGTTCCTGTTGAGGTGTTAATTCCCTTTTTTTGTGTGTTTGGGGTAACAGATTCATCGTTTTTTTCCGAAACCGACGCACATTTCCACCGAATATTGAGTTCGAAGAGGTTTGCTTGGGTTACGAAGGATGCCATCTCGTCTACACGAGCCTTACAGGCTTCCTTTGTTTCGTAGGGACCCCTCGTATCGTTGAGTTCGTGGCACGTGTCGGGCGAAACCGACAGGCAGACAAGGATTGCTGCTTCGTAGAGCATGTCGATTTCCTGTGAAAAGAGATGTGGGACCGATAACTTAGCCTACACGTCCCTTTTTCAAGGTTAATAATAGGATTTTGTCGGACTGCGCTAGATAATCTAGCCCCACAACCCAAGTATAGCCCCTAGATCTATGTAAGTCAACAGAAAATATCATATCGAATACCTTTTTCTTAAAAAAAAATTAGAACGGGGTCGGTTTTCGGTTGACAAATGGCGATTTTACCTGTATGATGAGGGTAAGACCCGCCGGGAAATAACCCCCACACCTACCGGGACACGTCGGGACACGTAATACGTCGGTTTTTACCCCACTGGGAGATCCCTTTGGGGTCTTTTTTTGTCTAGCTCACGGGGGCTATCCCAATGGGGGTCCCCAACACGTCGGTTTTATTCCCATATCGATAACCCTCGAGGGTAAAATTGCTGGCGACATTGCATACAGGTACCGGTACCCCCCCGGTGGCCCTTACCAACCCCCAAAGGGTCATCCCCATTGCCAAGCCCAAGGATGCCCACCGATACGCAACCCGCCGAAAAGATCCCGCCTGTTTTCCCACTATATACCGCGCCGCATTGCCTTTTTTAAAATCCCGCCGGACATTGTTTCGGGTATGAAAAACTTTATAATTCGGATATCCCCTGCAATATTCCTAACAATCCCACGCACAACCCCCGCCCGAAATATCCCGCAATAACAACCCGCAAAGATATTTACTAGGGGTTATCCCAAAAAGAAACCCGCCGGACTAGCCAAGCGGGTCAAGGTTGGGGAGGAATGCGGGTCGGTTTCGTTATGCGTCGGTTTCGCCCTGTTTAATGGTCAAGCCCAGTTTAGCTACAGTACGCACGTTATTGGTTGCATAGGTATAGCCATCAAACCCGCAAGATTTAACAATGGCCTTTAAGGTTTCGGCTTGTTGTTGTAATGCTTCAATGGACGCTAAGATTACCGCTGCCTCGCTGGTGGTAAGAACGATCATTTTCTTTGCATCATCATCGAATTGATCAGCGTTGATTTTTAAAGTTGATTGCATCATCGGTTTAGTTCCTTTTCGTTGGTTTCGTAGGACGGGACAACATCGCCCCGCCCCAATGTTATAGCCGCTGCCGGACTAGCTGGCAAGCCGGTATTTAGGCCGAACGTATCCTATGCGGGTACACTCGATCTTGTAACCTTGTTTCCGAAGCTTGTAGATCGCTACTTCTACCGCCTTATCGCTCATACCGGTTTCACGGACAAGGGTCTTTTTATTGATCCCATGTTTACGTCCAGCAAGGCAACGATACACCCGCCCCAGTGATGAATTCGGACGGAACCCGCGCCGATCTTTGCCGCGCTGGCCTACAGTCTTTTCGCCGTTGCGATCCGCAAAGATAGCCGCAAGAAACCGCTGCGCTGCTGCCTGCTGGCGTTCGTTGATCTCTCGCAAAACGGATGCCCGCTCATCGTCACGAATAGCCTGTTCCATGCGGTCGGTAAGGGTTGCAAATTCAGTGATTAGGTTTGTTGGTAATTTAGTCATCGGTTTAGTTCCTTTCGTTGGTTTTATAGGATCATTAAAATTGCAAGCACAAGGAAGATGATCCAGACTACCTTGTAAGCATTCGCTATAAACTCGCCCATGTTATGCCGCTACCATTCCTGCATGATTGAGCCATGCGTCAGACTGGACAAGGTTTCGAACCGCAAGGGATTTATCCAAACGTTTCTTTTCATCCCTGCCGCCTTTCTTGGCATCGGGCAGATGCGTTGACCAATGGGTAAGGGCATTAAATGCCGCCCACATTGTATGACCTAACTCGCGGGTTTCTTTCCCGTACAAGTCAAGCAACGTTCCAAGCTTGCGTTGGTTTACCTTCAATTCGTCGTTGTTCGCGGCAACCTTTCCAACCTTGTCGATCATGCCGGAATCAATCAAAACGTCATTAAACTGCTTTTCGGTCATGCCGATCTCGCGGTACGCTTGCATCGTTTCCCGCTGATTATCCCACATTTCAAGCCCCAAAACGCCTTTGGTGATCAGTGCGCCGCTGCTCATATTAATAGTGTGTTTTGCCTTCTGGTGATATGCCTTCTCACCACCAAAAACCAACGTATTGCGGCACAAGTCACGATAAGCCCCGCTGAATACCTGCAGCGTCCAACTCTTATCGACACTATTGAAGATATCCAAACGGCACCGGCTCACATCCTCTTGGCCTGTTCTCGTCCGGCTGAGGTCAACTAGGTCGTGAAAATAGATTGTCCGGTGAACACGCAAACCCTCTTGATATATCCGGTCGCAAACTTCAACATTGCCCAAATAACCCCGAAGCCCGGATTCGTTCAATATGTCGGCCTGTTCCCGCATCAAAGCATCGTGGGGGGTCAGGTTATAGGTCGCACGATTGAATGGCACCACATCAACAACCCGATTTGTGCGGGTATTTTGCAAAGCGTGGTATTTCATGCGCTGCATATCAACAATGCCATTCGGGTCAGTGGTGACCGCTTCCACCGGCACCGGCTCGAAGCTGGCGAATTCATGGTAAAGGCTGCAATCATTCACGTCATTATGAACACTAAAAATGTCATCGCCTTTTGGTCGTGCGTTCTCGACTGCTTTTGTTTGTATTAAATCGAACATGGTTAAAAGTTCCTTTCGGTTTGGTTATTGGCACAGTCTTTGCAACCGGCCTTGATTTGTTTATGCCATAGCCCCGCCGGATCGGTCAACAAGAAAAGTTAGATAAAAAACGAGGCGGGAAATCGATCCCGCCCCGCCCCATTTGGACAAGCCCCGCTGCTCAACTTGCCCGCTGCTATCTCCGCCAGTGGTAACCAACAACCAAACCGGCAAGATAGCCCAACTAAACTTTTTAGGCATGGGCTGACAAAATTCGTTGGTTTTAAGCATGGCCTGACAATATTTCCTAATGTGTAACAAACAAGATTTGTTTATCCGGTGCTGACCAACACAAGGTACAGGTCGCGCACGATTCCGCCGCGCCGGTTTGTTCGGGACAAACAATAGATTTTCCTTTGGTCGGTTTGTACAGGTCGGCACTATTCGCGCTGAATTGCCAATCGGGTGCGTTGCTAAACCGGACAGAAAAACGGTCGCGAAACCCGCCTTGAACCGCACGAATAGCAAGCCCGATATCGCTGTTTGGCGCATAGCCGGTAAAGCCCCAAACCGCCAAGTTATCAAATTTAGATAATAGATGCTGCCACAATTCTACATAATCGACAGAATAGAAATCCCCCAGAACGTGCAACCGGACAATCACGCCTTTATAGGTGGCGCATAGTTCTTCTATCTCATTTTTTATGCGCTGCTCTAATTCGCTGCCATGCTGCAGCCGGTGCGCAAACATCATATTATTACCATAGCAATTATCCCAATGATAGCACGAACGCGGACAGGTGGCACGTTCTTCTAGTGTCAGGGTATAGATAACATAACCGGCAAACTTGCCTTTTTTAATTGTAGGTAACTTATCTTTTGAAAGCTTCGCATTTTTAGATTGCTTTAAAACCTTGTGCGAATAATCCGCCAGCAGTTTAACGGATTTGGGATACATTGTATTAGCTGGCTTGTTTATATCTGCCTTTTTCATAGGTCGGTTTCCTTATGTTGGTTAGTTAGTTTGGAAACCTTACGGATAAAATCCGGCATGGTCAAGCGGTAAAATTCGCTGCCCTTGTTTTTTTAGATAACATTTAGGGCAGGAAAGAAAACCATCTTCTTTGACCATTGCTGGTTCCCCGCAAGTGTCGCACCGGTAGTCTGGATTTAAGGTAGTTTTCTTTTCTATACGGTTGACAATATTTAGGCTGACATTATTCATTGACAAAATCTCCGCTGACTAAAATGCAGGGTAGTAGGATCGGCCTTCTTGTAATGCGGCTGACAATATTTGTATCTGACATTTTTCTGCATCAGCGTTTTTACCTTGCCATTCTTTTTCAGTGACAATTTCTCTGAGCCGCTTTCGTTCGTCATTGACATTAATTAGGCGCGGATCACTTGCCGCGTTGGGATATCGTGGTTCAATTGTGCTGCTCATATGTACTTACTCCAGTAGTTGTCCCAAGCTTCACGCAACATATCAGCATATTCTCTGTCGCTATGCAAGCCCAAGAAATCGCGGTGCGGTTCCATCTCTTGCATGAACTCTCCAAAGAACTCGCAGTTGCCTATCTTACTATTGGCAAGATACCAAAAGTCTTCTTCTAGTTGCATTGCCCAAGCCTTGACCTTACCCATCGAAATTCTCCATGTACCACGTTTTGAATTTGTGAAACGCCAGAAACTTGTAGGCTTCTAAGTCTAGGTTTTCCCAGTTATCCAGATCGACACTGCTGTAGTAAAATCTGTTATCCATTTCGCTGTCTAGCATTACCATCAGGGCGTTAGCTTCTGTGGGCGTTAATTCTATCCAAAGTTTGGTTTGTTTAGCCATCGTAATCATCTCCTTTATCACGCAACTCAAGTGTGTCTACATCAGCGTCATCACCAATATATGAATAGTCGTAGTGAGGAAGATTGAACAGGGCAACAGTGCCATCTTCATTACGCACATAGTCATCCTCATCGTGGTCATACACATACATAGGCATATCCCATACACCTACTGTGTATGCTTTGTCGGGGTCAAATTTTGGTTGGTTCATCGGTTGTCTCCATCGTCTTCAGCATCCCATGTACCATGAAAAATAAAATATTCACGGTTATCATCAATCAACCCTAGTAACTCTTTACGGGCTGCATCAAGTAGTGTGTCAGGGTTTGTGCCTTCTGGTGCTTTTACGCATATGATATTGTCTAGCGTAAACTCAAAGTCGACTATTTTTGGTTGGCTCATCGGTTTCATCTATCGTCTCCATCGTAACCATGAAATTTGATATATTCACGCATCATATCTTTTGCGTCTCTGATGTGACCGTACATATTATCTAACGTGCTGTCAACTATGTCTGCATTTTCTAGAATTGTAGCTGCCTCATGCAAGAACGCCAAGATATCCAAGCTGGTAAATTCAGATAGAACGTGTAGGTCACCTTCCCCATCACAAACATCACACTTACCATAGGTGCTATCTATCCAGCCACCGTTCGCAAAGTCTGTGACCGGTTTGTCATATTCGGCAATGCCGCCACCATCACAAGCAAGACAGGTTTTAGTTACTGTTGACATTACTCTTCTCCCAATCACTAAGGCTTCCATGCTCCAACGCCCAAAGAACTTCGGCATCGTACCCATCGACTAGGGCTACTGCCTCTCTCAAGGCTTTTGCTTCTGCCTCATCGAAACCATCCGCGTTGACAATTACCTCACGTTCGGTTGTCATGCGAACTCTGACTTTGTAGTCGCCACGATTACTCATCGCCTCTCTCCAATCCCATCAGGTTCATAACGTCAATCGTTAGCTGGTCAATCAACTCATAGACATCGTTGACATCCCAATACTCGAACGGTTGCCAGTGGTTGTCACTAAGGAAGTTATCTAGCTTTTCTTCTTCCCAAGTATCCCAGTCACTGGGCAAAGGGGTGGCTAGAAAGTTTGCAGACATACGAGCAAATATCTCTGTGTGTTTGGCTGCATATTCTGCGGGGGTTAGTTTAGTAGCCATGATGCTTCTCCAAGCCTAAAATTCTGCGTGATGTTTCTGCCTCATCTCTAAGGTGTTGCAAATCAAAAGCTGATAGATACCTGACCCCACCTTCATATAAAGCAGTTTCTATAACAGGGTCAACTGCATTTAATAAATCGATAATTGTGTTTTTCATATCCAAAGGCAGGGACTCGAATATCTTGGCACGTTCTAGTTTTTGCTTTGCACGTTCCTTTTCCCAGTGGGCAATACGTTCATCAGTAGTCATGTTTTCCAGTTTCTTAGCCATTTCATTTCTCCATCGGCTGTTGATTAGTAACCAATATCGGAAACAAAAACACCTGTCAACAAAAAAATGCAGATAAAAAGAAACGAGGCCAGAAATAAATCTGACCTCGCTCCCAACCAACCAAAGGAAACAACAAAGGGTAACCAGCCCTTTGCGTTACACCGTATTATGCTACTTCGTACAGTGTTCCTAGTTTTACCACGATCTTTTCGTGGTCGTCAAGCCACTTTTTGCAATCGAAACGACTTTTTCCAATAAAAATTGCAACGTGCCGCAGATAATCTACACAATGTTTCTTCTTGACCAGTTCACGATCAGTCTCTCCGATGCGAACTGACGACACCGGAATACACAACATCCATCTGTAATCTGCACGTTCGACAATTTCTATCTCAAGTTTATTAGTTTTCATCTTCTTCCTCGTAAGCTTCGATATAGATATCAACGGATTCCCTAATCAAGTCTGCAACAGAAACCTGCTCGTAAGATGATTGTTGCATAATAGTAGCTATTTTAGCTAACTTATCGTACTGTTCAACCTTTAACATTATGTTGTATTGTTTAGTCGGTTCCAAAATCTTGTTTGGTCTTGGCATCTCTGATTTCCTTTTCAGATAGTTTATTTAGTTTCTTTTGTTTTTTATTATCTATAATTTTATAACCATACTTCTTATCCCTAAGTAACTTAGCTATAGGATTGATTTTATTATTAATATTCATCTCTGGTTTCTCCCAATGGGGATGGTTAATAATTAAGTAGCACAGCCTGTCAAGCATTGTCAATCAAAAAAATGCAGTTGACAAGATTTTTGTGTGGTGGTATTTGTCAGCTATAGTTTGTAACTAGGAAAAGGAAACCGACATGAAATCACCAAGTTGGTTACAAGGTTATGTTGAATCTCTCGACATACAACCGATGGGTCGGTATCGATCCGACTGTCCGGTGTGCGGCAAGAAAAATACGTTTAGCGTAAACGATGACGGAATGCAACGTCTTTGGTTTTGCTTTCACGCTGACTGTAATGTGTCAGGACGAACAGGAATATCCTTGACACGCGACTTTGCAAAGCTTGCAATGAAAAAACAAGAGTCTAAAATTTCAAAAGACACGCTGACAAAATTTGAGTTACCTAATACTTTTGTTAGCCTTTCTCGTAACTTAGATGCCGAACTTTATGTGAAATCTGTGAATGCCTATGACGCCTACCTTGCAGGTCGGGCTGACATTCGCTACGACTTCAAGCGTAACAGAGTGGCGTATGTAGTTAAAAACGGAAACAATGTCGTCGATGCTGCCGGACGAGCCATCGATGGACGCAACCCGAAGTGGTATCGATATGGAAATTCTAGCTTACCTTTTTGTTGTGGCTCCAGTAGTACGGCTATTGTCCTCGAAGATTGCGCCAGTGCTTGTTCAGTTTCTGCACTAGCAACAGGGGTTGCCTTATTAGGTACAAATCTGCTAGAACCACACATAGAGACGTTGCGTAAGTACGAACGTGTGTTTGTCGCGCTTGACAAGGATGCAACTGACAAAGCCGTCAGCATGGTAAAGGTACTATGCCGACAAGTTCCAACCAAACTCATGGTCTTGAGCCGTGATCTAAAAAACCTAGCAAAGGAAGAACTAAATGAATTCTTACGATCCCACATCGATTGATCGACAGATACTTGGCTTCTGTCTCAATGCCGACTTCTTTGGTCGTGTAAAGAACATTGTTGATCGGACGATGTTTGAAAAAGAGATGCGTGACATTTTTGACACGTTGACATATTCTCACACCAAGTATGGAAAAGACTTAACTATCAGTGAGTTAGCCAGTCTGTTCAATGATCGTAACCCTGCTATGCCAGAAGCTGCACGGAACAAGGTACACGAAACCATAGCAAAGCTAGACGTTGGTAACGCCGACAACCACGACTTGCATCTGGATTTGGTACACAACTTCTGGTTGCGTGATCGTGCGCGGGTCATAGGTGAGAAGGCAATCGAAATCTTTACTGGTGACAGCGAGGAGTTCGGTGAGTTACGCCGCCTCATAGAAACAGTAGAAGACGGACGCATCAGCGACAAAACAACCTACACAAAGGTCGAACACGACTTTGAACAACTGTTAGAGGACGAAGCTGGTGATCCTGATTTCCCTTTTACGTACGATCTGATCAGTGAAAATGTTGGCGGATTAGATCGTGGTAACTTAGGTATCCTGTTTGCCAGACCAGAAGTAGGAAAGACAACCTTCTGTTGTTTCCTTGCCGCATCGTATATCAAACAGGGATTCAAGGTAACTTACTGGGCTAACGAAGAACCAGCCCCAAAGATCAAGCTGCGTATTATCCAGTCATACTTTGAACTCACTCGCCCAGAAATGGTAAGCAACAAAACCGACTTGGGTCGACGCTATCAAGAAGAGATAGCCCCCTTGCTTACGATTATGGATTCGGTCGGCACGTCGGTTGAAGAGGTCGACGAATACGCCAAACTAAACAAACCCGATGTTATGTTCTGTGACCAGTTAGATAAGTTTCGTATCTCTGGTGAATACAATCGTGGGGATGAACGCCTCAAGGAAACGTACGTCGTTGCTCGTGAGATAGCCAAACGAAACCGACTCCTTCTGTGGGCAGTTAGTCAGGCAAGCTATGAGGCACATGATAGGCAGTGGATTGACTATTCAATGCTTGACAATTCACGGACAGGCAAGGCAGGTGAAGCCGACATCATCATAGGTATAGGCAAGACAGGTTCAAGCGAGGTGGAGAACACTGTGCGGCACATTTGCATATCCAAGAATAAGCTGAACGGATGGCACGGTATGATCAACGGACAGATAGACATTGAGAGAGGGGTGTATTACTAATGAATGTATTGACCTTTGACGTAGAGACAACCCACATCCACAAGGATAGCGGCGGAACAACTGCCCTACCTTACTTTGGAAACCGACTCGTTTCTATCGGCTACAAGTGGCTGGGTAAGACAGTTCACTACCACTGCTATTACCACAGTGAAAGGCCAGCCTACGACTTTGCTGCCGAAACATTCCAGCGGGAACTCGACACGGCTGACGTTGTTGTGGGACAAAACATAAAGTTTGATCTGTCGTGGATCAGAGAATGCGGATTCAAGTACGAAGGACACGTCTATGATACGATGGTTGCGGAATATATTTTATCGAAAGCCCAGCGTTGGCCTCTTGGACTTGCTGCTCTTGCAGAAAAGTATGACGTTACCCGCAAGGAGAAAGACCTCGTTGCGCCGTATCTTAAAGACGGCAAGACCTTTTACGACATACCGTGGGAGATAGTAGAAGAGTACGGAAAAGCTGACGTACTTGCTACTGAAGAGATTGCACTTAAACAGCTTGATGCCTTTGGCACTACCTTTGAGGAACTATTCAATGACCAACAACTTGATACCGACGTTAAAGCTTTCGCTTGAGATGACAGATACCCTCGCTCGTATCGAGCAGCAGGGACTCAAGATAAACCTACAGACCCTCGATGAGATCGAGAAAGAATATCAAGAAGAGATGGACATCCTTGAGGTACGCCTCAACGAACTGGCGCGGGAAGCTATGGGTGACACTCCGGTCAACTTGTCTAGCCCTGATGATCGCAGTGTGTTGCTCTATTCACGCCGCGTAAAGGATAAACCCGCGTGGTCGCGTATGTTTAATCTGGGTCACGAGATGCGTGGCTCCACAATGAAACCCAAGCTGCGTACCCGCATGAAGCGCAGTGAGTTCAACTCAACTGTCCGCCGCATGACAGAGGTAGTTCAAAAGACACGCGGACATCAATGCACAGATTGTCGTGGGGAAGGTCGCGTCAGCCCTCGCAAGAAAGATGGCACACTAGGCAAAGCAATCCGTATCTGCAAGCCGTGTAGTGGCACAGGAGTTATCTACGTTCCTACCGGCGAGGTTGCTGGCTTCAAGTTGGTTCCGCGTGATCCGATGGATACGGCATCCGCCGGATTCAAAACCGACAAGGTTACTTTAGAAAACCGACAAACCGACTTGTCGGGTGATGCCTATGAGTTCGTTGTGGCCTACGTGCGCTACAATGCTCTTCGTACTTACTTATCAACATTTGTAGAAGGGATGAAGAATAATGTTGACGAGAATGGTTTTATACATCCAGAATTTATGCAATGCGTTACGGCGACGGGTCGCCTTTCGAGTCGCAATCCTAACTTTCAGAATATGCCACGTGGAAATACCTTCGCTATACGGAAGGTGGTCGAGAGCCGCTTCGAGGGTGGCTCGATACTTGAAGGGGATTATTCCCAGCTAGAATTTCGGGTAGCCGGTTTCCTTGCCAAAGATAGCCAAGCCTACATCGACGTAAATGAGGGTACAGATGTTCACAGTTATACTGCCAGTATTATCGGGTGTAGCCGACAAGAAGCGAAGGCTCACACCTTCAAACCGTTATACGGTGGTGTCACCGGAACCGACGCTCAACAACGCTACTACAGAGCCTTTAAAGAAAAGTATGAGGGTGTCACTGCTTGGCACGAGCAACTCCAGCGAGAGGCCGTCCAGAAGCGATTAATCACCCTTCCAAGCGGTAGGCAATATGCCTTCCCTCACGCACGTTGGACTCAGTGGGGTACGGCTACAAATCGGACTGCAATTTGCAACTATCCGGTGCAGGGATTTGCTACCGCTGACCTATTGCCTATCGCTCTTGTCAAGCTGCAAAATTTGTTCCTTGACAGAAAACTTATTTCTGTGATATGCAACACGGTACACGATTCAATCGTAGTCGATGTACACCCAGATGAAAAAGATATTTGTATCAAGCTGATGACAGAAGCAATGATGTCGTTACCTGAAGAGACAATCAGAAGATATAATGTGGCCTATGATATGCCTGTCGGAATAGAATTAAAAATAGGTAAGAATTGGCTTGACTTGACAGAAGTAGACCTGTAGTATCAGTCTACAACCCTAACAACAGGAGCATGAAAAATCATGGATACAGGGACAGACTTAATGAATATGAATGACATGGACGCAATTGTAGCAGCTATGAATGCAGACAACGACGAAGCATTGATGGCAGCAAGTGGTCAGAATGTAAAACAGACTGGTCAAAAAGGACTACCAAGAATTAATATCAACTACGATGCAGAGACAGAGGACGGTAAGAGCCTACCTCGTGGATCGTGGAAGATGTACATGGATGGTCGCTACATCTTTGCAGAAGAGGTGGTGCTCCGCCCAATCCTTCGCACATTTGAATACAGCGTATGGGATCAGGAAAGCGGTACGTTTTCATCCAAGTCAGTACAGAAGACCGTGCTGTCTGGTATGTTCCCCGATACAAACGGCGGAAACAAATGTGGTCGCTTGACTCGTGACGAGGAAGATCGTCTATCTAAGGATGACGTTGCTTACCTCAACTCTCGTGCAGCAAGCTGTAACCAAATCCTTTACTCTAAGGTGTCTGGTACATTTAAGGACGTAGATGGTAACGAGGTCGTTTTGGATAACGAACCTGTCGTTGCTTACTTCAAGCGTTCTGGTTTCATTCCGATGAACGACTTCATCAACAACTTGAGCAAGCAGAACAAGGTTATGCAGAAGTGCGAAATCTTGTTGGGTACAAGCCGCCACAAGAAAGGCAGCGTAACCTACTGGACACCAAACCCTACCTTGAAGGGCGTAGTTCCAGAGATCAGTGCAGACGACAAGGAGTTGATGGCTAAGTTTGTTGAGACTGTGAAAGGTCACAATGAAACAGTTATGAACCAGCATCGTGACGCAGCAAAGCTTCTCGCTGACGATGACGACATCGATTTGGCAGCGGACTTTGACAATGCTAACGCTGCTTAAAATCCAAGACTATATGTCTAAGGCTCTCAGGGGGGAAGTTTCTGTCTCCCCTGAGACTATCGAAACATTTAAAAACGATTGTGCAAACTCTATTGTAAAGCAACTCAGTCCTGATAGTAGAGGTGAGTACCGTCTTCGTATGTCCGGCTTGGGTCGTCCACTTTGCCAACAGGTATTGGATAAGCACGGCATCAAAGAAGATATGGAATACAACACACTGTTTCGTTTCATGTTTGGTGACCTAACTGAATCTATCCTCATGGCAGTTATGCAAGAGGCTGGGGTCGAGATCGTGGACTATCAGCGGCAGGTCGAGTTGGAGATCGGTGGGGAGAAATTGAAGGGAACCCTCGACGTAATCTTGCGTGATGAAACAGGCCAAGATAAGGTCTGGGATATCAAGTCTGCAAGTGACTGGGCATTCAACTACAAGTTTACTGGGATGGGTGGCTACGACAAGTTAAAGGAAGAAGACCCATTTGGATACCTGATGCAGGGGTTCTTGTACAGTGAGGCTGTCGGTTTGCCGTTCGGTGGATGGATAGTTGTCAACAAGTCAAACGGTATGGTTGCCGTAGTCGACGTGCCAGACTGGTCACAAGAAGACAAGGCAGACTATCTCAAGGATGCTGCGGAACGAATTAAGTTCCTTAACAATCCAGATGTGAAGCCGTTCAAGCCGTACAAGCCAATTCCAGAAACCTACAAGAACAAAGGTGAGTTGGTTTCGACAGGCAACAAGTTGCTTCCACGCGAATGCAATCTGTGTGGATATAGGTATCACTGTTGGCCTAACGCTATCTTGCACAGTCGTGTAACATCACGAGCAAAGTCACCACCGCAGGTTTGGTATTCAACCTTGAAGAAAAAGGAACTATGATGCCGTACCTGTTTGTAAAGAACTACGAAGTAGACTTGATGCACATGAATAAAAGCTTGTATCACATCTACATCGAGTCGACAAAGAAGAGCGGGGGAGAAAGACGGGTATGTCAGATGCGTATACATCAGAACGGCCTGCCTCTCACTCTTGTCGACAACTACAGCAAAGATGGATCGCTCCACGCAGATACTGAGGTGCGAGACATAAAGACTGTAGAAGAAGAATTACAAAAGATAAGTAGAACATCTCACGCGGGAGCGTATGTATGTGTGCCGATGCACCCTTTAACAACAGAACTTACAAATATAGAAAGACTATCCCCCAAACTGGCAGGGTATCTGATAAAAAGATTTCAATCGATTGGACTAGAGTTTTGAAAAAATCACAATATAGGTCGCAGTTCGAGTTGAATCTTGCTCGAACATTGACAGAAAACAAAGTGCCATTTCGGTACGAAGAAACAAAATTCCAATACATACCCGAACCACGCAACTATACTCCAGACTTCTACCTAGAAAAGTCAGACATCTATGTCGAAGCAAAGGGTCACTTGACAAAAGACGACAGAGTTAAGATGCTGCTTGTCAAGAAACAACATCCCAAGTTAGATATTCGTTTTGTATTTCTTCGGGCATCGAATAAGATTTACAAGGGTAGCAAAACAACGTACGCTGCTTGGTGTGAACGACATAATTTTATCTGGGCTGAAGGCTCAATCCCAACAGATTGGTATGAAAAAAATGGCAGACGATAACGACATCCAGCAGAATATGGAAGCCCTGTCTCTTTTACCGGACAGGTACTACATCATTCTTCGTTCTACCGGAGATAATGAGTTTACCCTGTCAGCGTACGACACCACAAGCAAAACGTACGAAGAAGATGAAGACTTCGATTCGGCTATGATTATCCAAGAGGGTGCACTCGATATGATACGTATGCACACTGACGAGGTTTACGACAGGGGTGTCGCTGCGATACAGTTTAGACTGGTAGGTCAAGAGATGATTGAAGAGGCAGAGATCACTGATCCTAAAGCCATCAAAGCAGTTGAAGGCAACGTAGTTAAAGTAGATTTTGGAACGAAGCAATGAAACTAGATGAATATCAAATGAGAGCGGAAGACACCGCGATATACCCCAACGAATACGCTATTGTGTACCCTGCGCTGGGTTTAGCTGGGGAAGCCGGTGAGGTAGCGGACAAGGTAAAGAAGATTATTCGCGACGGAAAGCCTGAACTTTTTTATAAGGACGATATTGCAAAGGAACTAGGAGACGTGTTATGGTACGTTGCAATTCTTGCAAGAGACTTAGGATACAGCTTAGAAGAGGTCGCGCAGCGCAACTTAGACAAGCTAGAGGATCGCAAGAACCGCGATATGTTGCAGGGCAGCGGAGACAATCGATGAGACACGAAGAATACATGAAGCAAAAAGGTGACATAGAAGATTATCCACCTAGCGCAGACATAGACAATGTAAACAGCCCACCACACTACAATCAAGCAGGTATTGAGTGTGTAGATGCTATTGCAGCAGCAACAAGCGACGGGTTTGAATACTACCTGCAAGGAAACATCATTAAATACCTATGGCGATACAGGTACAAGAACGGAATCGAAGACCTCAAAAAAGCGCAGTGGTATCTTAACAAACTAATCCAAATCAAAGGAGAATAAAAACATGAACAACATGTTGCCTACACCATACCAACAATTTATTCACAAGTCGCGCTATGCACGTTGGATCGAAGACGAGCAGCGCAGGGAGAACTGGGATGAGACTGTATCCCGATATATTTCTTTTATGGATTCTTATGTGCACGACAAGCACGGCTATAAGCTGGATAGTTCACTGAGAAACGAACTCGAAGAGGCTATCCTCAATCTGCGTATTATGCCTTCTATGAGAGCAATGATGACTGCTGGTCAAGCCCTAGAGCGTGACGCAGTGTGTGGCTACAATTGTAGTTATATCCCCGTAGACAGCCCTCGTGCGTTCGATGAGTGTATGTATATTTTGATGTGTGGTACAGGCGTTGGTTTCTCTGTAGAGCGAGAAAATGTCGACAAGCTACCTGTCGTATCTGACAACTTTAACAAGTCCGATACTGTCATTAAAGTTGGGGATAGCAAGCCGGGATGGGCAAAAGCTTTGCGCGAGTTGATTGCGCTGCTCTACGCAGGACAGATTCCTTCGTGGGATGTGTCCGGTGTTCGGGCCGCAGGGGAACGCCTGAAGGTTATGGGTGGTCGTGCAAGCGGACCACAACCCCTTGTCGATCTGTTTAACTTTACCGTTGAAATCTTCAAGAAGGCACGTGGTCGTCGGTTGTTTCCAATCGAGTGCCACGATCTCATGTGTAAGATCGGTGAGATTGTAGTTGTAGGCGGTGTACGCCGTTCTGCCCTGATTAGCCTATCTAACTTGAACGACGATCAGATGGCACATGCCAAGTCTGGTATGTGGTGGGAATCTGAGCCGCAACGTGCGCTGGCAAACAACTCAGTTGCCTACAAGACAAAGCCTGAGATGGGTACGTTCATGCGTGAGTGGCTTGCCCTGTACGATAGCAAGTCTGGTGAGCGTGGTATGTTCAACCGTGAAGCAGCCGACAAACACGTTGCTCGTAACGGTCGTCGTGAGACAGGTCACATGTGGGGAACAAACCCGTGTTCTGAGATCATCTTGCGTGGTTACCAGTTCTGCAACCTGTCTGAGGTAGTTGTTCGCGAAACCGACTCCCTTCAAGATCTCAAAGATAAGGTACGCTTGGCAACAGTCTTGGGAACCCTGCAGTCTACTCTGACAGACTTCAAGTACCTTCGTAACATCTGGAAGAAGAACACGGAAGAAGAACGTTTGTTGGGTGTATCCCTGACAGGTATCATGGATCATCCGCTTCTTTCAAAGAATGTGGATAGCAAGCGTTGGCTAGAAGAGATGCGGGAAACCGCTGTCGAAACAAACCGACGCATTGCAGAGGAGATTGGTATCCCTGTCAGCGCAGCAATCACCTGTGTCAAGCCGTCAGGAACCGTATCGCAGTTGGTAGATGCAGCGAGTGGCATTCACGCACGACACAACGACTATTACATCCGTACTGTTCGTGGTGACAACAAGGACCCCCTGACGCAGTTCCTGATCGAAACCGGCGTACACAACGAGCGTGACATGATGAAGCCAGACTCTACGACTGTCTTTTCGTTCCCGATGAAGTCGCCTGACGGTGCAGTTACGCGGACGCAGATGACAGCTATTGAGCAGCTAGAATTGTGGAAGACCTATGCGTTGCACTGGTGTGAGCACAAACCGTCTGTTACCATCACGGTAAAGGAACACGAATGGATGGAAGTTGGTGCGTGGGTGTATGAGAATTTTGACGTTGCGTCCGGTGTCTCGTTCCTTCCTCACAGTGACCACACCTATCAACAGGCTCCGTATCAGGACATCGATGTGGATGAGTACAACGAGTGGATGCAGACCTATAAAGATGTCAAGATCGATTGGGAAAAGCTGACTGACTTCGAGAAGGAAGACAATACCAGCGGTTCACGTGAGTTGGCTTGTACTGCGGGTGTCTGTGAAGTAGTGGACTTGAACGCAGCATGAGTAAGTTGGTTTGGAAGCGGGGTGACGGTTGGGTTCAATACAACCCACCCCGCAGCCATCCTAGCTACGAGGAATGGCAGAAGTTGAAAGAGAAAGATGCAGAAAAGGTTCGATCCTAATCCCTACACAGGGAAACCAATGTACTACAAAGATAACCCTGACGCGGTAAAGCGTCGGGACTCTTTGCGAATGTATGTTAATGGCAAAGAGATTTCAAAAAAAAGCCCATTATACAAGCCGGGAAAGTATAAATCTCTCGATGACGCATGGTCACACACAGAAATTAACGAGAGGTCTGTTGCAGGAGAAATATACTTGATAGTCAATCCTGCGTGGCCTGAGTGGGTAAAGGTAGGCAAAGCAGCTATCGCAACCGACAGGTTGAGTAACTATCAGACATCTTCACCGATGCGAGATTATGCTTTACTTACGTCGATATCTGTGGATAATATGCACGAAGAGGAGCGTCGGTTTTTGCAGTTGTTTTCGAAAGAAGGACACGAACGCAAAGGCGAGTGGTTCAAGATAGACAGGGAGAAGGCAGTTGAGTTGCTGGCATTGTAAAGGTGAAATGATTTGGAACAGTGATGTTGACTTAGAAGACAATAACTTCTATTCTATGATCACGTTTCTGGAATGCAAAGAGTGTGGGTCAGAAGCAGAGTTCTGGTTACCTAGAGAGAAAGAGAATGATACAGATCAAGATAACGCCTGATATTATTTCTCGTGCCAAAAAGAAAGCCGCCTCTGTAGGTAATCTACAGGGCAGCATCACGGGCAGTCTCAGCAATGTGGTTGGGGCAATTGGGGAAATAGTCGTTGAGGATTACGTCGGCGGTGAGCCTGTCAACAGCAAGGACTTTGACTTGTTGGTAGGAAACCGACGTGTCGACGTAAAGACAAAGCGGTGCAATACCACACCATCACCCAACTATGATTGCTCTGTTGCTGCACACGGATCGAAGCAAGACTGCGACAGCTATGTCTTTGTCCGCATCCTTACAGATCACAGCAAGGCTTGGATCTTGGGAGAGATACCAAAAGAAACGTTTTATAAAAAGGCTACACGATACAACAGAGGGGATGTCGATCCGGCAAACGGATTCACATTTAGAGCCGACTGTTACAACCTAGCAATTCAAGAACTAGAGAACGTCAATGGCAAAGAAGCAGCACAAAGCTAATCTATTTCAATTTACAGCGTACCTAAAACAAGACGGCAATATCGAACTCAATATGGACGGCGTAACGCCAGAAGATTTAGAGTCCGTAATGAATTCAGGGATGCCAGAGTATGAAGGTGCACACTCATTAGCATCCCTGCTTAGATACCTCAGATCGATGGGAAATGAGATGTTGGATAAATCGAGACAGTATATTTAGGCAGCAGCCTTTAGCTTGTCGATTTCAGCATCTACTTTTTCCTTGATTGATTCAAGGTATTGTAGACGCTTAGTATCCGCATCTTTTTTCATTTCTTTGATTACAGCTTCGCTAACCACATAGACTGGGCTGCGGCTGTACATGTCTAACAAATCGAACAACATGGTTATCTCCTTTTAGTTGTCGTTAATTATCGGAGATATAGTTTTCATTTGTAAATAGTCAAGACTTATCGTGTACTTTTTGTACCGTAAACCTAGCCCGAATGGATGACCCCTTGTGCCGCTTGTAACCGGTCGAGGGGTTTTTCATTAGCTTGTATCCCCCGCCGCGCTGCTTCATCCAGTGGTAGCCTTTGGGGGCAGAAACCATCTTAGTAGCCACGTTTCTTTGCCTTTCCGCCGTACATCAACTTAACGCCACGCCCCTTCAAGATATCCTTCTTGGTAACCTTGCCGTCGCCTGTTAGGTCAGGGAATGCCTTACCGCCTTCAGCCATTGGAGTGCGCTGTTGTGCAGTCGGCATTGGCTGCGCTGGCATCATAGGGCTAGTTGTTGGCATAGGCATTGCACTCTGCTGCATTGCGTTGTTTTTCTTAGGTGCGGTTCCACCCATCTGCATCTTCTTGGCTTTGCCGCCGTACATCATTGGCTTGCGTGGCATACCGCCGTACATCATAGCCTTGCGTTGTCCGTTGTTGTATTGTTTCATTGATCTGATCCTTATCTAAAAATTGATGGCATAGGAACGAAGGATTTACCTTCGACAATATCTTCTCTGCGTCTGGTTACTTCAGGGAAGAGCGGTATGCGTACGCCTTCACCAACCTTTGCTTCACGAGTGGTACGAGGTATTACGCCGCTTGTCAAATCTGGATACAAGGTAAACGCTCTACCGTACTTGTCCTTCATTGTGACTGGCTCTGGCTTGCCCTGCTCGTTTGCAAACTTAGCATACGATGAAACCAACGCATTATAGAAATAGGTTTCCCGCTCTGGGGTCAACGGCTTGCCTGTCCGAACCATTTCCAAGAACATCTCGCCCAACTCTGGATCAGACAAAACCGACCTGATCATGTTGTACTTGCTGTTACGGAACTGCTGAAGAACAGCTTCTGTACCGACGTACCGTGCGCTGATAACTCCACGATTGATTGCATAGAAGCGGCTGATGAACGACTCGACACTGAACGAGCGTGGTGCACCAGTAATTTCAAATTCACGCATACGGAAATCAGGAGCACGATCTGCCATTAGCTTAGATGTTGCATCCCAAACCTTGTAACGCTTTTCACCGATGAGTTCTTTTACAACCTTCGCCTTTTCGGCATCATTGGTGCCAAGCATGTTTTGCATAACGCCCAAGTCGATAACCTGTTCGTCGATTGTTGTTCCTTTTGCATCGGTGATGATGTTCTTGCCTGTTCTTTTAAAGGCAGTATTCTGCAAAGAATCGATGTAGACATCAGCAAGGATAGTAGTTACCTGCTCGTCGGTAAAGCCACCTACGTCTTTTAACTCACGCTTAATCAGGTTTAGCTGATCAACTCCGCCCGAAACCAACCTGTCACCGATCTGATCCATCGACAGCTTTGTTGGACTGTAGTTCTGTAAGATTTGAATAGCCAGTTCTTTTTGCTTCTTGGCTTTCTTAGCTGGCTCTAGGGTCTTGTCTAGCTGAGTCTGGATGTCAGACGTTACACGTGCAACTGTTCTGTCGTAAACGTCGTCGCCTACAGACTTTTTGGAGAAGCCAATGGTATCATCAACCAACGAGCCTACGTCTAGCATAGACTTAACCTGACCATCTGCACCACGCATGACAAATACCTGATCTAAGTTATTCATCTGACGAGCGAGTTCGTCTGGTTTCACTTTGCCTTTCAAGCTAACGATGTAATCAGCTATGGCGGTCTTTACTGTTGCAGCAACCGCTCCGGTCATCTTGTCGCCTTCAATAAAGGTAAACATAGGTAAACCGCTTTGTGGATCGACGATCTCTTGTCCTAGTGTGCGCTGGATGGAATCAAACAAGCTTTTACCGCCGACGTTCGGGTCCATGTTTGCAATGGCTTTGATGTTAAGCCACTCGCGAGGATTCTGTGCGCCGTAGCGAACACCTAATGGATTGTTCACAGATACGTCAACAACCGACCTGTTGCCCCATGACATCCAAGATGGAACAACAGCCTTTTCGTTTGCGTCGTACCAGCGAGACTTGAACTTTGCCCAGTCGCGATTTGCTTCTTGTAGGGCTGCACCGACAGGCATAACTGTGTCGTTGCCTACATCGTTCTTCATAAGTATGCCCAATGTATCCACTGGAGTTCGTGTGCCGTCTGCACCGACCAACTCGAACTTATCGAACTTTCCCTGAACAACGTTTTCAATGTTTTCAAAGATAGTAGCACGTTCAGCGTTACCAGACTTACGAGCAGCAAACTGAACATGCCGTAGAGATTTGTCTAGTTCACGTAGCTGAGTGAAAGACATCTCGAAAATATCAAGTGTGCTGTCTTGTTGTTGAGCAGCTTCACGGAGATAGCGTATAACTTGTAGCTGATCGTCCTGCTTCCTGTTAAAAGTTTTGCCCTGATCTTCTAAAGTTTTTTTAATATCCTGTACTACTTGCTTGACTGTCTTGTCGGTTCCTTCGGCTAATGCAGTAAAGAATGGGTCAGACAGGGTAATAAAGGTTTGATCCAAGATTGCCGATTGACCTGCTGTCATATCTGCTCCGCGCAGCTTCCCTACGGGCAGATCAGGTCGCTCTGCGAACAGAGCATCGAACACGTCACTAACATCAACCGACACATTTCCCGCAATTTTGTTTCCTGCCCCGTCCACAAATAAACCATTCTCTGAAGCAGAATCTAAAGCAAGATACAGACGCTGTGCCTTTACTTTGTCCGCTGCATGTCCACTTTCAAGTAGTGCAGCCATCAAGTCTCCCGGATTGTCAAAGTTAGGGATGCTTGCTTGAGAGCGTTGTCCTGCCGCAACCACGCCTTTCGGTCCGACTGCACCTTCTACAACTGCAGCGGCACCCGCTTGTGTAGATAGCTTCGAGCGTACGTCATCAGCGTGTTTTGCTACGACATCAGAAACCTTATCGCGTGTGTCGTTTGCAATCTGGTTAAACTGTGGGCGTGGTAAAAAAGTAAAGTTTTCTGCCGCACTGATCAATTCTTGTCTTTGCAAACGATTCATAGAGTCTTCGAAGTTACGGATTGTATCTGGACCAGTTTGCTGACCAAATGCCATGCTGTTACCGTCGATAGAATCTAGATAGTATTGTACGCCGCGCTTATCCACCATACTAATGTCTGCAGATAGCTGATCTATAGATTCTTGACCACGCTCAATTGCAGCGTTGACGATACGGAAGAAATCACCCTTTGGAGTATCACCGATGCCGCCTTCGATACTTTGCAAGACACCACGAAGTTCCGCAACCATCTGCTTCTGTAGATTGAGGTTTGCTTCCAAGTCGTTTACGTTAAAGTTTCTGATCTGCTTAACGCTGAGTTGGCTACGAGTAATGTCTTCAAGAGACTTGAGAGTTGCCAAGCCACTGAGGTTAGCAAAACCTGTGTCGAGCAGACGAGGGTCTAAGCCTTCAGCAACCAACACGTCGTACACTTCGTCGAGATACTTGGCACGTTCGATGATGCCAGCTTGCATCTCAGGAGAAAAGTTGGTGATGTTTTCTGTGAGGAACTTGAGATATGCTTTCTTGCCGCCAAACTTTTGCCCCAGCGCAGAACGCTGCAACGCCTTGAATGCGGCTGGTACGTTACCTTGAACGAGGTTGATGATCAAGCCACTACCTAAACCGACGAGTTCACCCATCATCGGGTCGCCTGTCACACCGTATGTTTCATCACGCTGCTGGAAGAAGTGTCCCGCTGTACCTGCACCGACAATCATAAACCTGTCTGCAGTAGCAATGTCACGCATAAACTTGGGTGTACCGCTCTTACGTTCGATTCCTATCGGTCCGACTGCGACTTCTACCACTGCAGTGGCAATGTCACGCATAAACTTAGGTGTACCGCTAAGACGTTCGATAGCCGCAAGATCGTACACTGCTCTGTTGATGTCAGCATCGAGTGCATTGAGTGTAGATGTATCTTTAGCGTCGGGTGTTCCGCCACGCTTCTTAACACCAGAGTAGATTGCGTCACGTCGGTTTCGCAAGTTGTTTAGATACTTAGTTTGCTGAACTACCTCTGCGCGGCTTCCTACAGACATAGCAGCATCTTCAATCTGCAAGCCCTTAGTGATTTTGCTACCGACGCTGTTCTGCTTCATCTTCTGCAACCAAGAAGGTTCCGCACCATCGTCGATACCTGATCGCATCTGCAGATAGCTGTCACGGATTTCATCAAAAGAACGAGTAGTTCCTCTTTCAATTTCTTTGGCATAAAACTCTTTAAAATCTAATAGTTCTTTTTTAGAACGGAAAGCAGTCAGTGCACCTGCACCCTTACTAGGCAACACAATTTCACCAGTTAACTTAGCCAAGCGGGGAGTGAGTCCTGTTAGGGTCGCAATGTATTCTTCTACGACAGGTAGGGATACCTTTGTGCCGCGCTGTGCCATCGTTGCAATCATCGTGTGAGCAAGTGGCTGAAAGTACGTATCCATAATGGCTCTCCGACGAGAACTTTCGCGAATATCAAAGTACCCTAGATCTGTATCTTCGAAATTCAAAGTCAAGTTATCTGCTGCGTCGATTAACTCGCCAACGCCCCACAAGCCCATCTGAATCGGAAACTTGATAGCGTTCTCGCCTATACCGCTTGCAATTTTCTCCATGTCACCCATTGAGGGAGCCGAAACAGCATAATTAATTATGTCTGCGCGGGTACGAGCATCTTCGACACCGGCTTTAATCATGCGTTTGTTTAGGAGATCAGCGAATAGCGGCTTACCAACTTCTGGATCAATAAAGTTTAACGAGAATAACATAGAGGCTTCACGATAGTTTTGAATATCTTCCTCTGTCATGTCTTTAGCAAAGACTTCACGCAACTCAGTCACTGGAACAGGAAACTGACCTGTCGTGTCGATTTCGCCTGTTTCTCGACGGAAAGTCAACTTCTGGTTGGGATCAGGTAGCCGTGTCTGTTGGTATATCAGGTTATCCCACGGAACGTTAAATTCACCGCCTTCATCATCGATAATGACGGTGGCTCCCATGCGGTTAGCTACGTCTAGGCGGGTAGCATAATCCATAGTCTGAGGAAATAGCAACTCTTCGCCTTGTGCGTTGCGAACACCCATAGCCTTTTCAAAGTTACCTGCAACTTTGGGGTTGTCAAAATTCAGGACTTGCTGAAGCTTGATCTCTGGGCTAATCTTACGGGGATCGGCAATACGGGGAGTTACTTCGGTCTTGAGTTCGATCCCTAGTGACGGAATATACTTACTGTCGCCTGAGAGGGGGGCAGTTGTCACGTCAAACTTAGGTACTTCCATCCCTAGCACGACTTCCTTCTCTAAGGCCGGAAACCGATCTTTAGGCTCTGGGCGAGACATAGGCGGAGCAAGACTCGTAGGAGATCCCGGCTGTCCTGCACCCATAGATTTTAACAGACTCTGCTGTTGAGGGTCGAGTTTTTGCATCTGCTGTTGCAGTGGACTCAGTGTCGTATCAGCCATAGATATTCCCTATTGTGCTAAGATTCGTGCAACTCCGGCTTCGCCTAACGCTGCCGTAGCTTCTTCTAAGGTATTGTAAGTGTCCGCAAACTTTCCTTGAGCGTCGTTAATTGCTTTGAGTTTGTCTGCATCAGACATTGCATCAATCGCTTTGTCTTTTCTTGTCGATGCACCACCGGGTTGCTCTAAACGTTCAGATATATCCCCAATTGTAGTACCCACACCTACGCTACCTATAGAAAGTTCCTGTAGCTTCAAAGCAGCATACGCTCTCATGCCACCTTGACCAATTGCACGTGAATGTTTTTCGATATCAACGAGCATCTCTTTTGCTGCAGATAAGATTTCAACTTCCGTTGAGGCTTGTCCAAATACACTGTCCATTTTTAAAGCGCGAAGGATGTTCTGCACGTCTTGATCAGAAATCGTACGACCACCAGTACCGCCCTGAATCGCTGATGCCATAGTGTAGGCAACCATGAAACGATAGTAGTTACGAAGCGCAAGGTTCTTTACTTTTTCGTCGTTCGAACCCAAGCCAGCAACTGACTTTTGGAACTCGTTCATATTTTGTTCACGTGCACCACGTTCAGCTTCTAAGAAAGCATCTACAGTTCTGTATCCACGCTCTGTGGCAAGCTTTAACATATCTTCGGCAGGTAGTTGATTATCTACAATAGATAAGAAAGATGGTTTACCGTTTCTGTCTTTTCCAAATATTGTGTTTTGTGCGGCGGATACTGCCTGATTCTGGTTAATTGAAACGAGTCCCGGAAGAATGTTTTCCATGCCTTGTTGCAATAGATGCACGGCACCGTCTGCAGAAACGTAGAACTGACCAAGAGAGGTATTGATGTCAATAAACTGCCCATCCCTAGTATAGTAGGTCGCCATCATCTTGTCAATCACGTTGATTGCATTGGCTGCTGAATCAGCTTGCTGGATACGTCCTAGTCGTTCTTTTTCAAAAAGTCTGTCGTTTTTACCTGTTATTTGCCTAAACAACAGTCTCGATCTTGCAGGGCCGAACTTTGGAGAAAACGCCGTTATAACAGCCATGCCGCTTTCTATATCACCGGCAAACGCGGTATTGAATGCCGTTTTGATATCTGATTCGAGGGCTGCATTTTGAACCCGTCGTTCCGAACCTAACTTTAGCATGTTTTGAAAAGACGCAAAAAATGGCGTGTTGCTAGTGTCTTTTGTTTTTACAAGGTAATCCACAAAGTCCATTTTTGGCTGATTCTTTGCTACTATAACCTGTCCCGTTGGACCTTTTTTTACAGTCCCATCTAGGTTGTACTCATACTCAATTAGAGTCCTAAGTGCAACTTTTGCATTTTCTACTTCTTTTTCTGTTCCATTCGGTGCTAGTTCTGCCATAACAAAATCGACAGTCTGCTTGTACTTCGGATCAAACGGAATAGCTACAGGAATTTTAGAAGGTATAGGTGCTGCATCTGAGGAAGCATTAGGATCGAATACGTTTGCAGGAACGTTTCGTTGTATTTTAGCAACTATTACAGCTTGGGGATCTCCGTCTGCTGATACGCTGTTTTTTTGCACTAGATCCTGAACGACTTGTGCCTCATCTAATCCAGCACGAATTTTTACTGCCTGTTCTAACCCCGGAATCGTAGATAGTACAGGGAAGTTATTTCGTAAAAAAAGAAATTGATCTGCAAGCAACGTTGAGGATGGGACCATATCGCCTGTTATTGGGTCTTTTACTGCAGTATTTTCTGCAATCAAGTTTACCGCGTAGTTTCGAATTCGATCCATGTCACCTTCAACACCGGCAGCAGTCCAATCGGGAGTACCGTTGGTTTTGCGAGGTAGTTGTTCCATCCAATTGCGAAATGTCGCCAGTTGTAGATTAGGGGCTTTGTATTCTTTACTTACATAATACTGCTGTTTTTTTCCTTCCGTATCCCTATAACTAATATTAAATGGAGAGTTAGCAACATCAAGTGTGCCCTTTAACTTTCCTGCAGACTTTTCTCCGATGTCGATTGAAGAACGAGTACCGTCAGCATTTACTTGAAAGGCAGCAACGTATCCATATTTATCTGGATTTTCTTGATATTTCCACAGAGGAATTTCTATCTGTCTGCTGCTTTTCGGCTCACCAGTTTCATTTAATTCACGTACGGAAACGAATTGTTTGGTTTCTTCTTTGGGGTCCTTGTCGGGAGTAAACCAACTTATCGGGCCTGTTTGGATTTTACCGTCGACAGTAAGACCTTCGTTATCAGCTTGACCAAACTTTACGGCACCTTGATCACGTACCGCTGCAACGTCTTCGCCGTATACAAAACGACCTTCCTTTGTTTGACCAACGATTAAATTCCCAAGATCGACTTCAGGCGCGGCTGGAACATATTCTTTTTTTGAAGTCGAAAGTACGCTGTCTACAAACCCAAGCCTATTAGCAGTACTAGGGTCAATAGGCTTTTGCCCTATTGATCCCTCAACGGCACCTTTTTGACGTGCTTCTTGTGCAGTTCTACCGAAAACAGGTGTTCCATCTTCAGTAGCCCCTTCAAAAACAAACACATCTTTAAGCTTCTGTGGACCTAAGTACTCAGGAGAGAATTCATCTTTGTATTTAGAACCCGTAAATGTACGATTACCAATCAGCTTGGCGTTCAAGTCTTCCCAAGTACCAAACTGCCCTGCTCTGCTGACAATAGACTTTTCCAACTCGCTTTTTGTGCCTCGCGTACCGTCAGGAAGCTGAAACAAATCAAATGTCTTTTCGTCCGGCTTTACTTCTTGAATATCTCCCGTGCCAAGTCTTTTGTAAACAAGTTCGTAGTTCTCCCGGTTTTGCAGCATGGGAGTCATCATAACAGGAGCCGAATTTGGCTGAGTTTTATCGCGACCCCAGTAGGTGATGGTTGTTTCGGCCCGTGCCTTTGCTTCCGCCTCTCGTTGTTTTTTGCGTTCAATAGCAGCAGCAGCCTCTTCACGTCTACCTTTTTGTAGCCATTTAGCAGCAGCGTACGCAGCAAAAAGTAGTGGATCAGCCATATTACATTTCTCCCATAGCTAAGAAAGATTGGGCACTACGAGTCGGTTCTGGCTTTGGCTCCATACGCTCATCTTCACGACGAGCCATCCGTTCTACTTCCATCCGCTCTTCATAATTAATCTGTTCATTCATTGCTTCGAACAATTCAGGATTACGTTGCTTCATAATTCGGAAGAACGAAACGTCATCGACTTCACCTTCTTTGATGCCGTTCTCTTCATTGTCATCGACCATAAAGCGTGGCTCGAAACCTTCTTCGAGGGCTTCGCGATACAGATAGATAGCGATACTAGGTTTGATAAGTTCAGCTACATCTGGTGTGTACGCCCCGTTCATAAATCCTTTGAATGCAATCTGTGCAACCAACTCCTGTATAGAAATTCCCGCAACCATCATCCGCATAATGTCCTTGCGACGTGTCGGCTCTTCAAGTTTATCCAAGATAGAATCCAAAGCCTCGTCTGGATTAGCAAATCTAGGTGGCTTTTCCCAAGCCCACTTTCCGGGTTCGTCGGTTAACGAGTGTCCGGGGGGTGCTGCCAACGGGGTAATCTTATCTAAGGGTGTTGCCATAGCTAGTACCTTTACTTCGAGAATTTTTTAGCCAGAGATGTTCGCGGCATAGCGGCACTCTGCAAGCTTATTGTTTGCCGTCTAGAAATGTTCGGAACGGGAATAGGAGCCGATCCAGCCATACGAAGAAGTTTTTCTGTCACACGAGCATCTTGAATAGCACGAGAAACCCGGTCGGTACTTCCTAGCGGGATCATCTGAGCAGTACCGGCCCTATCCATTCTGCCTGCTGCTAAAGACGTTTCGGTGCTTCGCAAACCTTGTGGTCTAAACATTTGCTGCTTCATGTCGGACGGACCTTGTATAGCAGCAGAGGCAAGTTCTCCTGCAGCCCTTCCTACGTCTTCGCGGTCGATATCAAAAAAATCACCAATGTCCGATAGAAAACTTTGTGCTCCTGTAGGAAGTTCGTTAAATAGATATTTTGCACCTGTAGATATAGCACCGCCTATTAGCTTACTTGCAATTGCGTTGGTTGCCATACTCAAAAAACTACTCATGTTTGTATCCTATCTATTTTTTCTATAGTGCATCAAAGATTGAATCTATTGTTCTTGTAATTAAGAAGTCTTCGAACTGATCTTGGTACATTGCTGAATTAGCATCTATAGACGCAGCTTGCATAGCCGCATTGTGTGCCCGTGCTCTGTCGTTCTCTGATGCCTGCATAGCCCACGAGGCTTGATCCCGATACATCTGCCAAAGATTATTTAAAGAGTTCTGATTTAGGGAGAGTAGAGTTTGCACATTCTGCTGGTTTGCTGCGTTTTGTGTAGCAGTATTTGCAGTGTTAATTTGTCTGCGCCACGCCACGTTGCTCTGATCAATCGTCGATTGCATATTTGCGTTGAATTGTTGACGAGACGCTTCCATAGACGCATTGAATTGTTCCATTGCGCTGGTTTGGTTTACATTGAATTGATCAATTGATGCTGCGCGATTTTTGTTAGCAGATTCAATCTGTGATCCCAACTCAGCAAAGAACATGTCTACTTCGTTGCTCGACTTGGCGTTGAACTGACGTGCCGCATTTTCTGCAGCCATATCAGAAAGCTTCATCTGAACTTTAGACTGGTAGTTGATTGTTGCAGCAGCCTGTTGATTTGTTAGATTTTGTGTGTCGATTGCAAGAAACGTCTTTGCGTTTTGTACTGCAGCAGTCTGCCGATTGTTTAAGTTTGCCATATCCATGTTGGCAAGAGCAACGGCGTTTTGTAGTTCTGCCTGTTGTTGGTTGCTTAAATTTGCAAGTTGTAAAGTAGCGTACTTGTCGGCATCTTGCTTGGCAATCTCTATGCCGGATTCGGTTACGGCTTGTACCATTGCGGCTGCTGCCATCGAACTCGAACCTAGACCACGCTGCTGCATGATAGCACTGACTTTGCGAACCTGTGGGGAAGCCCATGCAGGAAGAGGCTGACCTGCCTGAATCGAACTCATCAATTGACCCATTTGGTACTGAGTAGTTGCTCTTGGGTCCATTGTTGCAGTCTGTGCGGTTGCAAGTGCTCCCGGTGAAAGTGTCCCCTGTGCTGCGTTAACAAGTGCTTGGGGATTTACTGTTCCCTGCGCTGCTTGCATATTTGCTGGCTGTGTGACTTGAGCGGCCTGATACTGATTTGCAGCTTGTGCAGTAGGAGCAGTCTGATTGTACATTGCAGAACTCAAGCCAGACGGTACAGGAGCAGCAATTGTCGACATTTTTACGTTGTTATCTGTTAGTATTTCATCTGTTTGTTCCGTAAGAAGTTCGGGTACAATTTTTTGTTGGGCTTCTAACTCAGATTGCGTTGACTGAGCCACCTGACGTTCTAAAATTTCTTTTGATAGTTTTTTGCCAGCGTCACCCCCCGTGCCATCACCAGCGTCACCCCCCGTGCCATCACCAGCGTCACCCCCCGTGCCATCACCAGCGTCATCCCCCGTGCCATCACCAGTGTCATCACCAGTGTCATTCTCAGTGTCATTCCCGCCGCCTCGCAATTCAGCAAGTCTTCTGTTGTACTCTATCATATATTCGTCTTGGTCAACCGCTTGTACTCTATTCGCAAGCTGATTTCCGGCAAGGTCACTAGAACCTGCCATACGGTTTTCCATAGTGTCTTGTTGACTACCTATGTAGACTTTTTTAACGCCCTGTTCATCCTGACTTCCACCGGGAATTCGATCAGGAACATAATAAAAACTACGTTCTTCAGGGCCGTCGCCCTCAAAAGAAGGGATGCCCATTGGACCCGGTTTTCCTGAACCACCATGTGCCTTTAGCAACTCAGCTTCGGCAGGCGTGATGTAGGCAAGAATGTGATCTTGTCCTTTAATTACCGTTTTGCGCGGCGGTGATTTTTTACTTGCCATTCACTTAATCCCTACTCAATACTTTGTCCAACTTATCCTCGACACGATGCAAGGCATCCATAACCTGCCGCATATCGTCACGTAGTTCCATGCGAGTTGCATAGTCTTCTCTTGTTTTATTTAAGAGGATTTCGATGCGCTTCTGTTCACGGGTCATACCATTAGCCCA